CTTAATCTGCGCACACAGCAAATTTTTGAGATTTTCCGAGATTTTCATCGGAAGATTTCAATTTTCCCGATGTTTCAAAAATTACAGAAATACTTGAAAGGAGATGTCTGCTGATGACTGACAGAGCAACGAAATTGAAATCATTCTTCGACATTGTTGACGAAGACAAGAGACAATTTGCTTTTGACACAGTCGATGAATATCTCTTTTTCATTGAGAGAATCGCAGAGCTGCGCAAACTTCCTTTCATTCGAGTGAGCAAAAAGAATCCTGCGAAGCAAGAATTGACTCCTGCGGCGAAATTGATTCGAGAATATTCACAAGCAGTCGATGCGAAGCGCAAAACACTGCTCATGATTCTGTATAAGGTAGAAAACACAGCGGCAGATGACTTGAAAAAGTTGTTGGAGCAATTTGAATGATGAAAACATACCTCGAACAATATCATGACTTGATTCAATCGGGAGAAGTTGTCACAGGATATTGGATTCAAAAAGAAGTCGAGAATCTCATTGACGATCTGAATGACTCTCGCTTTATCTATGACACAACAGAAGCGCACAAGCGCATCAAATTCATGCAGACATTGTGTCTGCAAAGCAAACACCCATACTTCAACAAGCCGATTGAATTGATGCCTTTTCAGTTGGCATTCATTGAAGCACTCTATTCTTTCAAAATGGCTGACACGAAGATGCGAAGATTCGTTGAAGCACTTCTTGAAATAGGAAGAAAGAACGGCAAGTCAACATTTCTTGCGGCAGACGGAAACACGGACCTTTTCATCGGAGAGGGCGGAAGCGAAATCTGCTGTGCATCGAATGATGACAAGCAATGCAAATATATTTGGCGAGAGATTGCAGGCATGCGAGGAAGACTCGACCCGAAGAAAGCAATCACATCGCAAAACTTGACAGAAATCAGAAACGATGTCAAGAACATCATCGTCAGCAGAATGTCTTCAAAGACACAGAACAAAGACGGTGGAAACTACACAAAAACATATCAAGACGAAAGTCACGATGTCGATGAAGAGAACGGCAACTGCGAAATTGCAGAAGCATGTTGGCGAGGAATGTCAACAAAAGATGACCCGCTTTTCATCAACTGCACAACACAAGGATTTTCGAGAGACGGTTGCTATCTTGACAAGCAAATCGAGAGAGCAAAGAAAATCATCGAGGGCGAAATTGATGACATTCACTTTCTGCCTTTCCTATTTGAACAGGACAGCGAACAAGAGATTTGGCAAGATGAATCATCGTGGGAGAAATCAAATCCGTCTCTGCGATATGGTGTCAAGAAGTTGTCAAAACTTCGAAGAGATGTTGACATCGCAAGAACAGACAAAGCAAAGAGATTGCATCTGCTCTGCAAAGACTTCAACATCAAGCAGAATTCGGCTGAATCTTGGTTGAGGTCAGAGGACTTCACATACATTCAAGACAAGAAGAGTCTTGAAGATTTCAGAGGTTGTGTCTGCTTGGCAGCTCTTGACTGCTCACAGACAACAGACTTGACAAATTTGAAACTGCTATTCATGCGAGAGGGAGACTCGACAAAATATGTCTTTTCGCATTATTGGTTGCCCGAAAGCAAACTGACAGACAGCGCAGACAAAGCGGCAGGCGCACGATATGAAGAGTGGATTCAAAAAGGATACATGACAAAATGCAAGGGAAGCATCATCGACTTGACACAGGTTGTTGATTATATCTTGCAACTCAAAAAGCAATACGGAATCACAGTTTTCAAAATCGGCTATGACAAAGCATATGCAAGAGAATTCGAGAAAGCAATTGACGATCTGAATGAAGAGATGCGAGAGCCTATCAATCAGAAAGTCATGTCAACTCCGATGAAGTGGGCAGAGAGAGATTTTCAAAGTCACATCATCAATTTCGGAAACAATCCTGTTGACACTTGGTGTCTTGAGAATGCATGTTGCTTCATTGACAGCCATGAAAACTATTCATGCAAGAAATCACAAGCAAGCAAACGAATTGACGGCGCAGTTGTATTCATCATCTTGTATGCGACACTGCTGAAATTCAATTCAGAATTCCAACGATATATCAAATAGGAGAGAGAAAAGCGAATGGGCATTTTTAATTGGAAAAAGAAGAAAGAGTCAAATCGTGGCTTGAATTATGCGCCAACGATGACAGGCACTCTTCCTTTCTATTCATCATTTGGTGACAATGTGTATTCGAGTGACATCGTGGTTGAGTCGATTCGATGCAAAGCGAACGAATTCAAGAAACTTGCTCCGAGACACATTCGCACTGTGAACGGCACACAGACTGTTGTGCATGACAGCAGTGTTGCAAGAGTGTTGAAGAGACCGAATGCATTCATGACACAAGCAGACTTTCTTGAGAAGATTGCAATCTTGCTTGAACTCAACAAGAATGTTTTCATTTATCCCGAATATTACATCACAAAAGGCGGCGAGAGATATTTCACAGCACTCTATCCATTGAAGCCACAAGAAGTGTGGTATCTCGTTGACGATAAAGACAAGATGTTCATCAAGATGCGATTCGCTAACGGCTACGAATCGACACTCCCGATTGACAGTGTGATTCATTGGCGCAAAGATTTCGGAGTCAATGATTATTTCGGCGGCGGCATGTTCGGCGGCAATGACAATGAGGGACTTCTGACGATGTTGCAACGATACGACCAACTGACACAAAGCATCGCAAAGGCTCTTGAATGTTCGTGCCAAATAAACGGTGTCATGCGGCTCAATTCATATCTTGCAGACGAAGAGTCAATCAAGATGCAGAAAGATTTTGAAGCAAATCTCAAAGCAAACAAAAGCGGAGTGCTTTTCACTGATCTGAAAGCGGAATACATTCACATGCCGAGAGATGTCAAACTCGTTGATGCAGAGACATTGAAATTCTTCCATGACACTATTCTTCGAGCGAACGGAACACCGCTTGCAATCTTGAATGGTGACTATACGAAAGCACAAAAGGAAGCATATTATGAACACGCACTCGAAGCAGACATCAAGTCACTCGGACAATCGATGAGCAGAGTGATGTTTTCCGACAGAGAAGCATCTTTCGGAAACGAAATCATCTTTTTCCCGAATGACATTGCATTCATGTCAATGGAGAATAAGATTGCGGCATTGCAGACAGGACTCCCTGCGGGAATCTTCACAAAGAACGAAGCAAGAGAATTGCTCGGCTATCCACCTATTGAGGGCGGTGATGTAATGCCGAGAGGATACAACGAAGTTGACAGCACAACTTCAACAGATTCACAGAACGAGGTGACAACATGAACGAAAAAAAGAATGACAAAGAGATTCGTCTCGCCAACATTTCAAATTTCAGCATCGAGCATCGCACAGGAAATGAAGACGAAGACGGCAAGATGATTATTGAGGGTTATGCGGCAGTGTTTGAAGATGAGACTCTCATCGGTGATGAAGAGTGGGGATTCTTTGAACGCATCGCAAAAGGCGCATTTGACGGCGCAAACATGAAAGATGTGCCGCTCAAGTATAATCATTCGGACTCTGTTCCGATTCTTGCAAGGACACGCAACAAGAGTCTTGAATTGAAAGTCGATGACAAGGGACTCTTCATTCATGCAGAGCTGCTTGACACGCAAGACAACATTGACATGTACAAGCGCATCAAAGCAGGACTCATTGACAAGATGTCTTTTGCTTTCACAGTCAAAGCAGAGGGCGAAGATTGGGAAAAAGGAAAGACTCCAAAAAGGACAATAAAAAAGTTTGATAGGATTTTCGATGTGAGTGTTGTCGACATACCCGCATATGAAAATACTTCAATATATGCTCGAAGCCTTGAACTTGCGGACGCATTCAAAGGCACAGTGGAGACTGAAACGAGCGAACAGCGCAAAGACTATTCAATCACAAATCTCATTAAACAGTACAAAGGAGAAAGAAAATGAAAAAGAGACTTGAAAAGTTGCTTGCACAAAAGAACGAGCAAAGAAACAATTTGAATTCTGCACTCATCGAGAGTGACAGCAAAGAAGAGAGAGCCGCAATCGGTGAGACTCTCAAGGCACTTGCAGACGAGATTGCAGACATCGAAGCAATGCTCGCAGAAGTTGACGAGCCTGCTGACGAAACACCCGCAGAAGAGAACAAAGAAGAAATCAAGGAGA